TGTCAACTTGCTGATGTGCAGCTTTTTGTGCCGGAAGGCCATTTGTGCTGTTGCGACAGTGTTGTAGAGAAACATGGTTGGACTGGTGGGTTTGTATGAAATATTACAAAGCGGACAGGAATATCACGTTGGCTCCTACATTGGAAGAACTGGAAACTATCACGATTGGAAAGTCGAATTTTCAGTCTGATGAGAAAGGAATATTTTTGCAGCACGGGAGTGCTAAGATATATCTCGATCTCAAAGACGGAGATAATGCTGCCCAATTGATGCTCAACTCTCAACCCACTCGAATTTCGGGGAGAGAGAAGGAAACTGTGTTGAACTCATCGAAGTTTTACAAAGTTGACGTGTACCCACCGTTTTTGGGACAATTCAGAATCGGAACTACCATAATAGGTTATTTCTCGCGAATTCCTTTTCGAGGAGATGACGACTGTTTAGTTACAGCTTGTCATGTTCTTGATTATAATAGAACGGGGGATATAGTTATGGCTAATGGAGACAAGCAAATACGCTTGGCTGATTTGGATGTAAAAATAGTGGCGTACTCGTCTCCTGGTGAAATGGATTTTGTTGTGATGCGGTGTCCGAGTAAGGTGTTTAGTATGCTAGGGCTCAAAGTTGGAAAAATATCCCCAAGAGCTGCTTCGGGCAGTCCTATATCGATATATCAACATCGAGTGGTGGTGAAAGAAAACTTGAAAGCGGTTAGCACTGGATGTATAAGTAAGGACAATAGGCCTTGGTTTATACAACACGGTGCTTCAACTTTCCCAGGGGTCTCCGGATCGCCTGTGTTGGATATGCGCAGTCACATTGTTGGAATACATGTGGAAGGAGGAGAATCAGTTGTTAATTACGCTGTGATACCACCTTTCTTTCGTACGAGCAATGCTAAGGAAACGGCTGCAAAAACAGACATAGTCGAAGAGGATGAAGCTAGTTTGGGAGGTGAAGATGGTGGACGCGGAGAAGGATGGCACGAACAAGAGGGCGAATCCGACGAAGGCGGCGATGCTTATGCAGAAGAAGAAGCAAACGATGCTTATTACTCTTTCGTAATGGAGAGAGCTAATCAGAAGTTTGAACGTGCTAAAGGCAAGTCGTGGGCAGAACAAATGGACGATGCCGATGCTGTGGTTGAAGGAGAAGTTGACGACGACGAGAAG